GACACGGCGAGGGCGAGCGGACCGAAGCCGGCGAGCTTCGAGGCGCGCGACCAGGGGCGCTCGAGGGTGCGCGCGCGGAGCCCGTCGGCCACCCCGCCCGCGAACGCCGCGAAGACGTAGGACAGACCCCACACGCCCCAGATCCGGGCGCTGCCCCCGAACCACAGCGAGTCGTGGGCCATCGTCCCCAGGCGCCACCAGCCGAAGCTGAACGGAACCGGCAGGAGCCAGCGGGCGAGCTCGCCGGCCATCCAGGCGGCGGGCACGGCGACGGCGAGCGGATGGCGCCCGGACAGGCGCCGCAGGAGGACGCCGGCGGCCGCGGGCCAGAGGGCAGGAACGAGCCCCATCAGCGGCACGAGGCCTGGCAACAAGGGGCTCATCCAGAGGAACGAGATGAACAGCCCGAGGGCCGCTGCCGCCCACTCCGCGAGGAAGGCCCGGCGGCCGGGCCTGCTGCAGGTCAGGGCCCAGGGGACCAGGGCGACGAAGGCCAGGTGACCGAAGCCGTGGTGGCGCCCCATGCCCGGCAGGGCCAGGACGAGCACCGCCCAGCTGGAGCACGCCATCCCGAAACGCGACCAGGCGGCCACGCCCTGGTCGTCCGACGCCGGCGGGGGCTCGCTGGGCGGGTTCTCGACTCCGCTCGACGGCGGTACCTCGACGGGGCGCGTCACCGCAGCGGACGATCCCGGCGATGCCACACATCAGTCGGCCGCCTCCGGCGCGGGGTCGATCGCGAGCTGCGCTGGTTCTCCGCGGTGAAGCCCCACACCCTCCAGCCGAATCCGGCGGCGGTTGCGCCGGTCCGGCGGACTGGCCCGCTCAGCCGAAGAGGATCTACGGTTCGGCCGACGCGCCCACGGCCTTGCTCTATCTGCCGGAGTTATACCCGAAGGAGAATCAGATGATTTCTTTTCAAATCTTGGCGCAAGTACGCTCCAAGGAGTGTTAGGAGGACTAAGTTCTCAAGAAGGCGGAGTGTTAAAAGCAGGCATTGTAGGAGGAGGATTGGGAATACTTGATAGCGCAGTTGCATATGGTGCAGATAAAATTCCTGGGCCAGCAGGAGAAATTTTTAAAGGTGTGACGGATAGCATTGATTTTTCAAAAGCACCTGCTCTTATCTCAAATTTATTTGACACTGCAAATAACGGAGGGTTAAATGATTTTGTTAATAACACGCTGAGCAATATAGACTTTAACAATCTAAACGTAAATGAGTTAACAGATTTAATTAATGGCGGAAGTTTGGGTGACGTTGCCCAAGCATTTCAAAGCTTTAACAACATCGAAGGATTAAAAACTCTTGTGCCTGGTATCTCTCTCACTGCGTCGTCGTTAATGGGAGGAATAGGTCTCGGGGGGCCGTTAGCGCTTGCTTTGCCAGGAGGAATAGGATTCGAGGCTGCTACTGCTTTGCTTAATGGCGAAAATCCCCTTGCTGCAATTATTGGAGGCGGCGGCGTTTTTGGTGGGTTGTTTGGAGGAGTGGGCGGATTAGGGTGCCCTTGTGATCCTAAATGTAGAAAAACTGAACATGGGGTTGATAGCGATGGCAACAGACTTTTGGATCCATGTAAAGCTCTTACGATAGGTAACTCTAACGTGTATAAAGGCGCGGGGGACATATTAAATAATAACTCTGGAGCAATAGCTAGCGCGCTTGGGTTTGTATCAACGGGTATAGGATCAGAACTTATTCCTAAAAATTTATTAGATTTTACTGGGGCGATTAAGTCCATACCTAGGGTTAATGAGTTAAGTAAGAAATTCGAAGATGCGTTTAAGGGCGGAGCAGAAGGCACAGATATGATGCTAGAGACGATTTATTCCTTGGAAGCGATTGAGAAAACATTTAAAATTGCTGATAACAATATTAGCATAATGGAGCTGATTGAAAGACTTGGGTTGCTGGGATCTCAGTCTTTCATGAATAATCTTATTACCGGGAATAAAGGTGGGTTGTTAGGCAATATGACAACAGACATGGCAACTCAAGCACAAGCCATAGATGACTTGCATCGAATGATCAGAGAACTAAACACCACTAAAGTTGGAAGCAGAGCAGAAACAACTGCGACACCGGCCATAGTTGCTACAAAAAAAAGTAAGGTAAAAATCCCTAAATACTTTAATAAATCTAGAATTGCTGCAATTATCAACTTAGTTAAAACAATTTTAGAGGCGCTTTCAACGCTTGCGTCTCTTGACCCACAATTGGGCTCTCCCTTTAAAAATCTTAAAACTAGAAATAATAAGTCTAAAGTACTTAATGACTCTCTTGCGGCTCAATTTAATACAAACCAGCCTTCCGAAGATACTTTAAATTCTGATTTTGTAGAATACACTCCCTCTAGTATTAAGTCACTTAGCAAAAATCAACTTGACTCGGGTGAGTTTGATGTACTTTTAAACCAAATTAATAATGAACAAGAAAGAGCTGCTCGTAGCGAGGGTTCTTGTGATTAAATTTTGAACAAAAATGTACTAGTTTTAAAATTTTTTTGTTTAAAGTATAGTATGAACTACAGAAAAACATACTTTGCCTTAATCAGAAAAGCACTGGAGCGCAACAAATGTCCCAAAGGCGTTCATTGCGAAGATCACCATATCATACCTAACAGTTTCGTAAAAAATAATTGGACAGTTACATTGACTCCAAGAGAGCATTTTATATGTCACAAGTTGATATATAAGTATTGCTTAAAAAGATATGGCACAAACGGATTTAAAACCAATAAGGCTTTAATAGCATTCTTTTTTATGTCTAATAGGATGAATATAAAAAGATCTAAAGAGTACGAGCAAGCAAGATCTAGAGTTATAGCTTATTTACGTTCAATACAACCAGAGTACGTTTTTTATCACAAAAAGTTTGGCAAGTTTGTCGGTACAATGCGAGAGTTTATCGAAAAATACCCCAATTTAAATCCGCATCTTCTTTCGGGTGTGTGGAATGGCCATAAGTCTCATCATAGAGGTTGGTGTATAAGCGAGGAAATGATGGATAAAGTAGAGAAGGGACTACATACTAAGAAAAAAGTTTATAAATTTGTTCATAACCAACACGGAATATTTGAAGGTAGTCTTTCTCAAATGAAAGATAAGTTTTCTCATATGAAACTAAACATATCGACATTAGCGGCAGTCTATCGAAATGAAAGGTCACAGCACAAAGGCTGGAGGAGATTAGACTATGTTGACACTAGAAATAAAATCAAGTGGATACATTCAGAATATGGAATAGTAAAAGCCGGAGTTACAGAGCTTGTAAATCTATTTCCAGAATTAAAATTAAATCGGCATCACCTCTCAAGCGTAAAAACCGGGAGATTAAAACACCATAAAAAATGGAAATTATTAAATGAATAAACAACAAAGAGATGATGAATTGGCTTTAGTAACTGATATGCAAAGCAGGGTCGGGTCACTTAGCCCTGCTGATAAGCAAGAACTACTCAGGTTGAAATGTCGCACTGACTTCATCACCTTCGCAAAAATTATCACAGATATGCAATTCAAGGCGTATCCTGTCCATGAGTTAATCTGCTCGTATCTTCAAAACATCGGAGATGGCAACCCAGAGTATAAGCGTAGCGCAATATCTCTTCCTCCTAGGACCGGTAAGTCGATGCTTATCTCGCGAATATTTCCTGCGTGGCAGCTTGGACGGAGTCCTACTGCTCAGTTTATTATGAGCTCATACGCTCTTGGTCTATCTACAGAAAACTCGAGAGCAGTATTAGATTTTATTACGTCTGAAAAGTTTTCTTGGATATTTCCAGAATGCGACATTAATAAAGAAAAGTGCAATCTTACGGCTTTACGTTCAGAAAATGGCGGGTTGATTAAGATTGCATCTGCAGGATCTAGTGTTACTGGATTTGGCTACGGAGTTATTGCAGACGATGATTTGCCAGGTATAGGTATCTTAGATGACCTTTTGGCCGATGGTAACTCATTGACAATCATGGAAAGCACTTTTGGCTGGGTGCAAGCTCAGTTCTTGACTCGTGGTCTGCCTAATCATGCGATTATTTCCATGGGCACAAGGTTTCATTGCGATGATGTTATTGGCCGATTACTTAATGCTGACAGAGATAACTGGAAAGAACTTAATGTCCCTGCTCTATGCGTCGATGAGGAATTCGATGCGTTGGGTCGGAAGTTGGGGGAATCGCATTGGCCAGAGTTCTTCCCTGTAGAAAACCTTATTGCTATTAAAAAATCCATCGGGGAAAGAGATTTTAACTCATTGTATCAAGGCCAGCCGGCCGGTGACGCTGGTGCGATATTTAAAGAGCATTGGTTGGAAACTTTTGATAAACAACAGAGATATTCTTACGTCTATGCTACAATAGACACAGCGTATAAGGCCGATAGCATGAACGACTTTACCGCAATTTGCGTGTGGGGTTTGGCGAAAGACAAAAGTTTAAAACTCATTCATGTTGTTATGGAGCGAATGGAGTTTCCAGATCTTCAAAAGCTAATTCCTAAGATAATTAAGCAATGGAAAATACGATGCGTATATATCGAAGGTAGAGCAAGCGGAGTACCTCTAATCCAATCTTTAAAATCTTCATTAGCAATTCAAATTAAAGAAATAATTCCTTCGAAAGATAAAGTATTACGAGCTAACTCTGTCGCTCCAATTGTCGAAGAAGGTTTGGTTTCTATTTATGAAAATATTCCTAACCTTCAGAGTAGATTAAACGAACTAACCTCGTTTCCATTTATTAAAAACGATGACTTTGTAGATGCCTTTGTATACGGGGTTACTGTATATAGAGACGAACTTATGGGAGGTAAGACTTCTTCTGGTGGTATTAGGACCTCTCTACCTAAATTAGCTTATGACTCTTCGCCAATACACACAACTTCTCGTAAGTCTGCTAATCTTCATTCTTTACTTGGAGATAAAAGAAATACTAGAAACGCGGGCGGTGTTAGATATCTTTAATAAATGGTATAATTTGCATAGTTCGTAGTTCGTTAGTAAATACAATAAAACTAACGAGCGCTCGCTTTTTATTTTTTTAAATAAAATATGTCTGAAACATTAAAATTTAAGCATAGAGTTGTATTTTTTAAACAGCCTAGTTGTCCAGCTTGTGAGGCAATGAAGCCGATCTGGGCTCAATCTGCTAATGAAATTAGCGAAGAATATCCTCATTACAAAGTTGGATTTGGCGAGTGGGACGTTACTTCGGATGATTGGGAGTTTTGCGATAAGATCGATTGCGATGGTACCCCTAATTTCGCAGTATTTGACGAAGAAGGAAGTTTGCTCGGGTTGAATACTGACGGAATGTTGTCTCCAGGACAACTCAAGGACTTTATAATTAACTCTATTAATAATGACTGAAATAGAAACAAAGAAAAAAGTCCGGTCAAAAAGAGCTCGGGATAAAAGAGATGAGCATATTATCTCTCAGATGTGGAAGGCCGACCAGGTGGCACGTAAAATATCTAACTTTACTGGGTTGCCGTTTGAGGAGCTCAGAGATGCGGCCCTAGAGTACATTGTACGTATTTATGATACTTGGGATCAGAGTAAAGGCGCAAACTTTTCTACTTGGGTGAATAGGTGTCTTCAGTTTCACATGCTTAATTACCTTAGAGACAGCTCTAGGCTGATTAAAATGCCAAGATCGTATTCTGACTTATATTTAAAGATTAGAAAATATGTAATTAAAAATCCTAATATAACAAATCAAGAGATCGCCGATAGTCTAAAAATACCTGTTAAAAAAGTAGACACTGTAAGAACAGCATTTACAATGAGTTTTAATCCGGTAACGGAACAAAACTGCGTAATCGAATCATCAGAAGATTGTGAAATTGGGTTTAATGACCTGTTGAATAATTATAATGAGCTGTTATTTAGGATT